GACGTTGGCGGTCGATCTCGTGAAGATCTTCCAAGGTGTCGAGATAGCTCGCAGGCAAGTGAGGATTCTCTGAGGCGAGTGACTGGATGAACGCGCGCTTGTGGCCCATCGTCCCGTCACGCCATGGAAGATAAAACTCATGATACAGCCAGCCCTTGTGCGGGTTACAGGTGAGCAGCATCTTCGGCTTGAGGTCGAAGTCCTTCATCCGGTAGCGGAAGCAAGAGCTCAAGACCTCAACGGCACGCCTTGACACCTGAGCGGCCTCGTCGATCCATGCATCCGTCAACTCGAGACCTTGCAACTGCTGGAACTCAGGGTCGGACGGATATGCAAACAGGTCCTTGAGCAGGATCTCGGACCCGTTCGAGAACGTGATGACGTTCGACTGAGCATTGAAAAAGATATCCTTGTCCATGCGCAGACCGTACAAGCCACACACCTCGAAAAACGTCTTGAGCGTCGTCTTCTTGAGCGTGTCGAGCTTCGAGCGACCGATCAGTCCACGCGTGCCCGGATACTTCAACCGTCGCCAAATTTGCCAGACGGATCCGGTGAACGACTTCGCACCGCCTCGACCGCCTCCAAAAAGTACCCACTCGACAGAAGAGTCGACAGTGAGCGCTTGGAAGCATTCGAGCTGCTTGGGTAGGAAGTCGATCTTCGGCATCAGAACGGAAGACCGTCGTCGGAAGCTGTGGGAGGTGGGACTGGCTTCTCATTATTTCGCGGCTGATCCATGTCGGACATGATGAACGACAGGAACCGTCCGTTTTTACCCTCTTTCGTCCATGCAGCGATCCGACGCAGGACGCCGTTCTCGTTCATGAAGATGCCGTCCATGTCTGGCTGATTCGGACTGGTTTTTTTTGTGTTTTTGAACAACGTCCCCGTGTTCGGTTTTTGCTGATATGCACTCATGTATTTATATTTTACGGTTAATAGTTCGCAAAGTAGTCACAGAATCAAGCACGCGGGAGAAACCGATCGCAGCCAGTCGTTCACCGACGACGGTCATCTGTTTAAAAAGACCTGCGTCGCACTGGATGTAGTTGGTGACCTGTTTGCGCGCGTATATGATCGTCGAGTGATGCACGTGACCCGCGAAACAGTCAGCGAGCTCCCGGTATGTCATGCGGTCGATGCGGTGCAGCTCTTCACACATGCAGAAGATCACGATCTGGCGCGCGATGACCATCTCTTGCTTGCGTCCCTTCACGATGTGAACATCAGACACACCCATCACGTCCTCGACTATCTTGCACACTTCCACGAACAGCTCGTCGAGGTTACCTGCGATGGCTCGCATGTCACGCATGGCGACGACATCGTCCCACTCCGGGAGCAGACCGATCAGTTCACGACGCAGCTGCTCATGATGCTGACGCTGCATGAGAGGCATGAGTCGGATGAGAGTGATGCGGAGCTGGTCAGCGGTGAGCTGTCCGATCAGCTGGCTGATGATTTTTGAGACCATAGGAGATGATGGTGTCGATGTTTGTGTCCGTGATGTCTGCGAGACGTTTATAGTATCTGAGCTGGATGTTTCCGGGCTGATCGAGCCACCGGTAGAGCGTCCAGCGTGTCACCTTGAGCCTGCGAGCTGCGAGTTCTTTCGTGCCGAAGTGCTCAAGTATGAAATCTTCGAGAGTCATGTTCAAAAGTAAGCGTGGCAAAAGTGAGACCGCGCAGTACCTTCGCAAAGATATGACTAAAAAGTGCAACATCGCGACCACTTGACCGACGCTGTGAATAAATACTACAAGCAGTGGCGACAGCATGCCATCGGACTCGAGCGCGACATAGTGCGCGGGGAGGATCTTCTCAGTGAGACCCTGCTCAAGATCTTCGACAAGCATCGCGAAGCCGCCGAGGAGGTCGCCAGTCGTGGGAAGTTATACGAATACGTCAACCGCTCGATGTATCTCATGAAAATCGGACGTTACACGAAGTACGCGCAAAGGTACAAGCGCTTCGCGGCCTTGTGGAGCACAGAGGCAGACGTCTCGAACATGGAACCGGAGACGCCGTGGCTGGGTGCAAGGATTGACAACGAGTATATCGATGCCTACATCTCACTGATGCCAGAACTGGACGCGGTCGTCCTGCGGCTGTACGCGATGCAGGACTTCAAGTATGACGTCGTCGCATCCGAGACAGGCATACCGAAGCGCGTGCTGTACAAATTAGTCGAGAACGCTATCAAAAAAATCAGAGACAATGTTCAAGCTCAACGTCCCCGCGAGGGTGAGGATGGCCCGCATCAATGAATGCGGCGCCTGCAAATTTTACGTCAAGGAGACGGACTCCTGCGGCACGAAGATGAACCTCAAGGGGCTCATCACTGGCACGCACGGCGGTCTGGTCGATGAGGAGGATCTCGACGTCACAGAAGACAAGAAAGAGATCAACCTCGTCAAGTATTACAAAAAAAAGGTCAGACTCTGCGGCTGCGACATCGGCGAGAAGACGAAGTACAGCTTCGAGTCGTGTCCGATAGGCCGCTGGGGCAAGTACCGACTCAGCGACACCGAGACGAACCTGCTCGAGGACTTTATCGGATCACTACCCAAGACCGGGAAGATCACGAGCGAACAAGTCGACAACGTCGTCAAGTGGTTCGAGAAGGTCAGCGGGCGACCGATGCGACGCTGCGACAACTGCGTCCGCGAAGTGATCAAGGAGCTACAACTGCAAATCGGCAAAAAACAGGACGTACAAATATGAACAACGGATACCAGTGCTACCGGGAAGGCGGCTATCTCTTCGCCGTCGCTCTCTTCGATGAGGAGGATCACAGCGAGGACCGGATCAGCGACAGGCTGATGGAAGAGCTTAACCTTCACCGCCCGAAACAGTACGCGGAGGCTCGCATCACGATCAACATCAGCCACATCATAGCAATCTATGACAGTCTCTCGCCGAAGTACACGATCGTCGAGATGAGCAACGGCTTCCAGCATCGAATCAAGGGACCATACGACACCGTCCAGCACGCACTCACTACGTAAACACATAAACACTCAACAGATGCCTATACCTACACCAACACCCGCAGAGAAGCGCGAGGACTTCATGGCTCGATGTATGTCTGACTCGAAGATGCTCACCGAATACACCGACGCCAGTCAGCGCTATGCGGTCTGCGTCACGTCATACAAGGAGGCCAACTCATGAACAGCACACTCACGCCGCTCGGACAGATCAAGCCGAACCCGAACAACCCGCGAACGATCAAGGACGTCAAGTACAAGAAGCTCGTCGAGTCGATCAGAACCTTCCCGAAGATGCTCGAACTGCGTCCGATCGTGGTCAACGATGACATGATCGTCCTCGGCGGAAACATGCGCCTCAAGGCATGCAAGGAGGCAGGCATCAAGGAGGTGCCAGTCATCAAGGCCAGCGACCTCACCGAAGAGGAGCAGCGCCAGTTCATAATCAAGGACAACGTCGGATACGGCGAGTGGGACTGGGAGATGTTAGCTAACGAGTGGGACGTCGCCGAGCTGGATGAGTGGGGCATGGATCTGCCGAAGGACATGTTCGAGCCAACGATCGACACCTCACCGGATGAGTACATCGAACCGGAACGAGTGCGCACTACAATCGTCGAGGGTGACATGATTGAAATCGGACCGCACCGTCTCTTCTGCTCAGACAGCACAATCAGCACCGAAGTCGACAAGCTCATGAACAGCCAGAAGGCGAACATGGTATTCACGGATCCACCGTACGCACTCTTCGGAAATAGCACAGGCGTCCACAACGTCAACGACGACAGCATGGCGATGCCGTTTTTTGTCACGATCTTCGAGGCTATCCGATCACATACGGTCCTGTTCAGTCATGTCTACGTCTGCTGTGACTGGCACAGCGCCTTTTCACTGCAGAAGGCCTTCACAATCGCAGAACTCACTCCGAAGAACTTGATCGTCTGGGACAAAGGTGACGGAGGCCTCGGCTTATGGTACCAGCAATGTCACGAGCTGATCTGGCTGATGACACACTCACCAATCGAGACGAAGGTCATGGGCAAAACCATCACAGGTGAGCGTCCGATCATGGGCCGCCCGAATATCTGGCGACACAATCGCACCAGCGACAAGCATCACACCGCGCAGAAGCCTCTCGAGATGGTCAGCAACGCAATCGACGCGAGTAGTGGACGCGGTGACATCGTTCTCGACCTCTTCCTCGGATCTGGAACGACGATGCTGGCCAGTGCTCAAATCGGTCGCACATGCTTCGGCATGGAGAAGGAGCCGAGGTACTGCCAGATCATAATCAACCGTATGATCGAGCAGGATCCGACGCTTGAGGTCAAGATCAACGGGAAGATATGGGAGCGACAAATCGAAAACAGTGAAGCATGAACGCACTCGACACTTCGACGCTAAAGAAAACGATGCTGGAGAACCTCGAGAAGGCTCTCGGCGTGGTCACCGTGGCCGCGCATAACACAGGCATCCATCGAGCGACACACTACAACTGGCTCGAAGCGGATGAGGACTACTGTGCAAAGGTGACCGCACTCAAGGAGGTGACAATCGACTTCGCAGAGGCTCAGCTCCACAAGCTGATCAAGGAGGGAAACGTCGCGGCGACGATCTTCTTCCTCAAGACACAAGGGAAGCGTCGCGGCTACATCGAACGGCAGGAGGTCACCGGAGCCGATGGCGCTCCGATCATTGAAATCATTGGGAACATATAACCGAAAAAAGTCAATTATACAGATGAGAGTCGAGATACCGAAAACACTGGACGACGTAACGCTCCGCACCTACATCGCGTACATGAACGCGAAGACGGACGTGGAACGCATCGCAGCCTACACTGGCGTCAAGCGCAAGCTGATCGAAGACTGGACATACGACGCGGTGAACAAGACGCTCGAGCTGATCGAGAGAAGCGTGTCTGAGTGCACACCGATACACCAGTCGACCTTCCGACTCGACGGTCGTCTGTTCGGCTTCATTCCAGACATGGATCTCTTGACGATGAGGGAGCACGTGGACGCGGAAGCATGGGCGCAGGAGATCTGGAAGGGTGAGCGAGTGAACTGGACGCACATGCCACAACTGATGGCGGTCCTCTTCCGTCCTGTGACGGCTCAGCTCGGACAGTTTTACGACATCGAGAAGTACAGCATGGAGTCGGCGAAGCGATACGTCGAGACGCTCAAGTCGATGCGGATGAGTCAGGTGCAAGGGGCGCTGGTTTTTTTTTCGACTATCGCTCG